TTTCCTCGTATCTCCCAAAACGGTCATGACTCAGCTCAAAGCCATGTGATCGAGCCGTTAACGGCTGGCGTTGGTTCTGACCTGCCACGGTTGGTTACGCCCATACTTGGGTACGAGTCCTATGGGCCTTTGATTGCAGAGTTCGCGCGGACTCATTTAGGTCGAGAGCTGTTCCCGTGGCAGTTGGGGTTCTTGTCCGGTGCTTTTGAGCATGACGATGAAGGAATGTTTACGCACAGCAGCTCTATGGGGTTTTGTGCTCGCCAGCAGGGCAAGACGTTTATGTTGTCGGCGGTGGTGGGCTGGTGCCTTCTTGAGTTGCCACGGATCTGGGGTCGCAAGGTCAAGGTTGTCTCCACGGCTCACGAGTTGTCACTTGCCACCGAAGTGTTTGAGGATCTTCGCGACATGTTCGAGCTGTGGGAAGAGTCGGGGCTGTGCAAAGTGACGTGGGCGTATGGTCGTCACCGCGTCAAGATGGTGGACGGGTCTGAGTATTTGGTCAAGGCTGCAACGGCAAAGAAGCACGGCATTTCGGGCGTGGACATCCTGATCGTTGACGAGTTGTGGGCCATTACGGAGGCTGCATACTTCGGTGCTTTGAAGCCTGCACAGATTGCGGTGAAGTCGGGTCTGTCGTTGTTGGTGTCCACCGCTGGCGATGAGTCCAGCACGGTGATGAAGAAACTGCGTGAGCAGGCGATTGGTCAGATTGACAAGGGTGAGCCGGGCGAGTTGTACATGGCTGAGTGGTCAGTCCCTGAGTCGGTGTCACCTGATGACGAGCGCTACTGGGGTTATGCAAACCCGAGCATGCCTCGCACGGTCACGTTGAAGTCTCTTCGTGCTGCACACTCCAGCCCTGACCGATCACAGTGGCTTCGCGCTCACTGCAACATGTGGGTGAGTGCTGCATCCTCGTGGCTACCGCCGGGGCAGTGGGCAAAGAGGTTCACAGAGAACTCCGAGTGGGATGGCACGACTTCGGTTTTGGCGGTTGACTCCGCGGTTGACGACTCAAAATATGTTGGGGTCTGGTGTCGCAAGAACACGGACGGGGACATTGTTGCCTCCGTTGAATTTCAGACTGAGTCGATTGCTGAAATGTGGGAGCAGATCACAGCCTCGTTGGAGCGTGAGCCGAAAACACACCTGGCAATTACGCCGTCTCTGTTTATCCATACGCCCGAGAAGTTTCAGCGCCGAACGGTGCAGTGGGGCTACGGCGAAATAAACAAATACACGTCAACCGTCAAGGGACTCATTAACGAAGACCGCGTGAAGCACACGGGCGAGATTCTGTTAGCGGAGCATGTAAACAGGGCGGTATTGATCCGCGGTCAGGGTGGCGCGTTGTCAATTTCCAGCCAACGAAGTCCAGGCCCTATCGAGGCGTGTCGTTGTCTCATCGTTGCAGCTGCAATGGTGTCGAGACCCGGACACTCAAATAAACCGACAATGGGTTCTTCCAAGTAGTTGCATTTGCAACAACCTTGTGTAAGACTCCGAAGAGATGGGTATTTTCTCACGCAAAGTTGACACGGCCGCTTTCGCCTCTGCACCTGTGCAGGCGGCTGCAGGCGCGTCCTACATTGGCAACTTCATTGCTTACCAAACAGGCACAGCCGAAACTCGTGCGCTGAGCGTCCCAACAATTTCACGGTCACGCGACCTGCTTGCTGGCATCATTGGCTCGACAGGTTTGAAGCATTACTCAAAGCAGTGGAACGGCTCCGACTATGACGAGGTCTATTTGCCTCTTGAGCCGTGGATGGAACAACCTGATCCGAAAGTCTCACGCTCGTTCTTCTTTGTAAACATCTTTAGTGACATGTTTTTTTACGGCGTGGCGTACGCCTATGTTCAGACTCGTTATTCGACTGGGTTGCCTGCTTCGTTTACATGGCTTCCAGCTGCGAACGTTTCCAGCACCCAGCAGTCTGGTGTTCCTCAATACTTCGGGCCGTCTGACGAATTGGAGTTCAACGGTCAACCGCTTGATGTAAACAATGTAATCCAGTTCTTGAGCCCCATCGAGGGCATCTTGAAGATTGGCGCACAGGCAATCAACACCAACATCTTCCTTAATCAAGCTGCCGACCGCTATGCGAGCCTCGAAACTGTCCCGGGCTATCTGCAACAAATTGATGGCGAGGACATGTCAGGCGATGACCTTGGTGCTCTTGCTTCGGCGTGGGCTGCAGCTCGTAAACAGAACGCCATCGGTGCGTTGTCGCGTCAGGTGCAGTTCAAGGAGTTTGCTCAGAACCCTCAAGAGGTCATTGCAGATCAGCGCAAGTATCAGTCGCTTGAGATGGCTCGCCTCTGTAACGTTCCTGCGTACCTCGTAAGCGCACCTACTGAGGGCGCTTCAATGACGTATCAGAACGCTCAGCAGGCGCGTCAAGATCTCTACTTGTTTGGCGCTCGTATCTACATGGACGCTATTGAGCAGACCCTTTCCAGCGCACAAGTTCTTCCTCGTAACCGCTATGTCGAGTTTGACATTGAGGACTACGAAGGATCTGAAAGCCCTAGTGGCATGCCTAACAATGAAACGGATGACGAATTGTGAAGATTGAGTTTGTAGCTGTGCCAGTCACCTTGGACGCTGCCGCTGGCGAGGACAGCCCCCGTACCATCACGGGCGTGGCCGTTCCTTGGGACACTCCAGCGACAGTGTCCTCGGGTGAATCCGTCATGTTCAAGCGTGGCGCTTTTGATGTAAACGCAAAGGCTCCAAAACTTCTTGAGGGTCACGACATGACGCAGCTGCGTGGTGTTGTCACCGAACTCGTTGAAGCTGAAGAAGGTCTTTTGTTTACAGCAAAGTTTGCTAACACTCGCGCAAGCGATGAGGCCATTGAACTTGTGAAGGCTGGCGCTTACGACTCCGTAAGTGTTGGTGCTATGCCGGTGAAATACAAGTTTGACAAGAACGGCACAATGGTCGTTTCTAAAGCCAACCTTGTTGAGATCTCGTTGGTCGCACAACCTGCTTTTGCAGATGCGGTCATCACAGAAATCGCTGCTTCCCAGCCCGATGAAGAATCGGAAGAAGAAGTTGTCGAACCCCAACCCCTAGACATTCCTGAGGAGGAAACCATGTCTGAAGTAACCCCAACGGTTGAGGCTTCGGCTGAAATCGTTCCAACCGCTCCAATCTTTGCTCAGGCAAAGCGCGAGTTCACAATGCCATCAGCTGGCGAATGGCTCTCTGCACAGATGCAGGGTGGCTCAATCGCTGCAGAGTTCAACGCACGTTTACGCGCCGCTGCGCCAAATGTCGTTACCTCTGATTTGGATGGCATCCTGCCCCTTCCAATCGTCACTCCTATCTACAATAATTTCCGAGGTTTGCGCCCGGTTATTGACGCAGTAGGTGTTCGTCAGCTTCCCCAAGGTGGCAAGGTTTTCATTCGCCCTGTAGTAGGAACTAACACCTCTATGGCGGTAGCAACAGAGAACACAACCATTCAGGCTGGCACTTTCGTTGTTAATGACGTGCAGATCACAAAGGGCATCTACGGCGGATACGTTGAAGTGTCCGAAGCTTCACTCGACTGGACACAGCCAGAGGTCCTCAACGCCATGCTCGATGACATGGGTCGCGTATACGCAAATACCGTGGACAATGTGGCAGCTGACGCGCTTGAAGCAGGCACCACCAACACCAACAACTTCACCGCTGCAGACATTGCAAAGCCTGAAGTTTGGGTTGCTTGGGTTTACCAAGCTGCATCAGACATCCTCACCGGTTCTAACGGCAACTTGCCTTCCACGCTTTTCCTTGCTCCAAACCGCTGGGCCTCTCTTGGAAATTTGAGCGATGACACGGGTCGTCCGTTGTTCCCGAACATTGGGCCAATGAACGCACTTGGTCAGCTCGCACCGGGAGACTCCGCAGGCAACGCCTTCGGTCTTCAGGTTGTCGTAGACCGCAACCTTCCATCAGGCACCATGATTATCGGAGACCCAACAGGCTTCGAATGCTGGGAGCAGATGAAGGGCGCAGTCAGCCTTGAACAGCCTTCAACCTTGTCACGTCAGATTGCCTTCCGCGGATACTTCGCAGCGAAGATGATTGACGACACCAAGTTCATCAAGGCTGCATTCGTCTGATCTAGACGGGTAGTAGGAAAGGGTCTGTATGTCTGTAAACACAATCATCTACGCAGGACGCGTGGGGAACTTTGCAGCCGTACAGACCCTGACCTTGTCACCTGTAAACGTGGGCGACTCAATCACTGTTGCCGGTGTTGCTGATACAACCTTCAACGGCACCGTCACGGTTTTCTCCATTGAGCAGTACGAACTCATCAGCGTTGATGAGTACGGCGTGCTGGAGTTCAACTACGACATTCCAAAGCCAAACCAGATCATCTATGCGAACACTGGCGCTGATGTCACTTATGACACCGCTGCTGGCACTGTCACCTACACGGTCTCGCCAGTTTGGACGACTTCGGCTTTGGTGTTGTCGTGGATGGGCATTGACGTGGCTACCGCTAACGACACGGCCTTCGTAACTAAGTGTGTAAACGCTGCTAACGCTTGGTGTTTCCGTAAACGCCGTGAGGCTGGCTACACCGACTCTGCATCCACTGTCCCCAGTGCCGATGTCGAGCTGGGAACCACAATGTATGCAGCAACGCTTTACCGTGAACGCGGAACTAGCGGTGACTCATACGGTGGCTTTGATGGGATGGGCAACCTTCCCATGCCAGTCACCCTTCACCGCATTATGCAGCTCTTGGGCTGTGGCAGGGCTCAGGTCGCGTGAGTGGAGGCGCTGGTGCAGGCCCGGGTCCGGGCGCAGGACCGGGTCCCGGTATGAGTGCTTCAGGCATTCTTCTTGAGGCTGTAAACGCGTGTAAAACGCAGCTGCTCGCCTTGAACCTTGTGCCAATCACAGACCCCCGTAACGCTCGCCCATTGTCGGTTCTAATTGAACTTCCAACCGTCACAGCGTTTACATACAACGTGGGAAACATTGACTTACGCCTTCGCATACTTGCACCGCCTCCCGGTAACCAAGACGCAGGCGATTACTTAATGACTATCGCCGATCAAATAATGAACTCACCAATCGCGGTCACGGATCTTCGTCCGGGCCTCGTAACCGTTGGAGGGCAAGACCTGCCTTCTTACGATTTAACCGTTGCCGTAGCCGTACGGCGCAACTAACCAAAAGGAGCCCTCATGGCTACAACAACATTCCTCAGCAATGCCACGATTAACATCACGCAGGGCGCAACCACCACCGACCTCAGCGATCAGGCAAATGCCGTTTCCGTCATGATTGGTGTTGACTCGCTTGAGTCCACCGCTTTTGGCGACACGGGTCACCGCTTCACAGCTGGACTTCAAAACGTTGAAGTTTCGATGACTTTGTTTCTCAGCTATGGCGCTTCAGAGGTCGAGGCAATCCTTGCATCTTGCGTGGGCACAGGCACAACGGTTCTCACCATCTCGCCATCAGGCACCACCGAAGGCCCAGCAAACCCTGAGTACGTCATCACAAACTGCATGCTCGCTGACTTCACGCCAATCAACTCAACCGTGGGTGAACTTGCCACCGTTGAGGTCACCTTCACAGGTGGCACTTGGGTTCGCGACATCGTCTAAACCGTAAACCTTCAGGAGAAACAACATGAAGATCACACTCGCAGTCGAGCAGACTGACGGCCTCACATATCAGGTCACCACCAATCTGTTCTCCATCGTGGCACTAGAGAGAAAGTTCAAGATTCGCGCTTCAGAACTTTCCTCTGGTGTCGCAATGGAACACCTTGCCTTCCTCGCCTTTGAAGGCGCAAAGCAAAGCGGCATCACCGTTCCAGCAATCTTTGATGATTACATCAAACGCCTTGTGTCGGTTGACGTTGTAGGTGAGGACGCTGCAAACCCTACGGACGAGGCAGTTACCTCCGAACCATCTGCGAGTTAGCAGTTGAGACGGGTTTCTGGCCTCACCAAATCCCATTCGACACACAAGAGCTGCACACCATGTTGGATGTGCTGAAGCAGAGAGCAAAGGAGAGTAAACGTGGCCGCTGAGTTTGGCATGGAAGTCGTTGGTCTCAAAGAGGCTCTCAAAGAACTTAATGACATTGACAAGAAGCTTCGCAGGCAAGTCACCAAGGACTTCAAAGAGATTGTGCAGCCTGTGATCCAAGAGGCGTATTCGCGTTTACCTGTTGAGCCTCCGTTGTCAGGCATGAAGTATTCGTGGAAGGGCAAATCCGGCAAAGAAATTATGCACTGGCAGTCCATGATGGTTCGCAAGAATCTCAAAGCGTTTACATCAGGCAAGAAGATTCGCGACACGGGTCTCGGGTTCAAACAGAACGTGGGCGTGTTTGGTATTCGTTGGGGTGGTA